CCGCCATGTGTGCCTTGCGCCATTCATCGCGCAACCGCATGGTGTCGCCAATGGTCTTTTCCAGCACCCGGGCTTTTTTGCCTTCGGCCTCCAGGCGCTTGATGCGACTGGTGACATCCTTGAACGCTGAACCCACGGTAGAGCTGACCGCCCCGCCAATGACCAGGCCGAGCGCGAGTTTGTTCGCCATGTACTTGCCCTATACGTCGGGTAGATCAAGGGCGGCTCAATCCGTGAGCCACCAAACCATCTCATCAAAGGGCATGGCCGCAATCTCGGCAGCAGAGAAACCGGTCTCTTTCGCCAAGCGTTGGGCCGCCATTTTGAGAGTGATCGCGTTAAACGTCGTCTTCTTCGACCAGGCGAAAATAGCCCGCCGATAGGCGCTGATAGTCCTTGTACTTCAGGCTCAACAATTCCGCCTCGGTGAGCCCCAGCAAGCTGCTGAACAGCGACAACTCCTGTTTTTCATAGTCGCCATTGCCAGCCACCTTTGAGGCGCGCCAATCCATGACGCTGGGCGCACGCATCATCAGCTTGTCGGTCAGGACGCCGCTGATCAGGGTCTTGTATTTGAGCGTTACGGTAACGCCTTCATCGCTCAGCTTCAGCCAGCTCGGCAGTTCTTGGTCCTGGGTTACTTGAGTCATGTGCTTTTGTCCTTAGAGGCCGAGGGCCGAGCGTTCAGCGGCAGCTTGGTCGACACCGTCGACCACCATCACCATGTTCAGCGGGTCGATCTCGTACATGACCCGGCCGTCGATCTCCAGCTTGTAGTAGACCAGCTTGACCGCGTGCTTGATTTCAGCCTTGTCGGCCGGTTTCCAGTCGCCCATGTCGACCTCTTTGATGCCGCCGCGCATGGTCACAATGACCGGCGTGACCGTACCCTTCAGGCCCTTGAAAGCCCCCCGGAACACGATGTTGCAGGCAGTCTGATCGGCCAGGCCGAAGTACTTCAGCGCCTCGCGGCGCACGCCGTTGGTGGTGAACGCCGCTTCCAGCTTTTCCAGGCCCGTGGCGATTTCGACCGGCGACAACATGCCGCCGCCCTGGTAGTCGTCGGTCTTTTGGGTCAGCTTGGGCAGCGACAGGGTCGGCACGTCGCCGGCGAAACTGACGCCGTCGACGAAGGCATTACAGTTGGAGAGAACTTGAGGAATCATCGAACGGCCCCCTTAGGCTGCTTCAAGAACTTCGGTCGCCCATTGATCGGTGACTTCGAAGAGGAAATTCGGGTTTTCCGCCGGCGGCACGTCGGTGAAACGGATGCGCCAGTAGACTTTGCCCTGCATGATTTGGCTGGCCGTGCTCATTTCGTCGTCCGCGTAGACCTCGAAATCGATCACCGCGCCCCGGTTCTTCTCGTCACGCATGAACGCCTGAAGGCCTTCGGTGACGTCCTTGACATAGGTCTTGGTGATCGAGCGGTCGACCGCCCACTTGTGCCCGGCCTGCACCGCATCCATGAGGATGTCGCAAGTCCGCACGCGGGTGATGAACGCCCATTTCGGATCGCTGGACAGCGTGCGGTTGCCCCACAGACGGAAACCGCCGTCGCGGATGATCGTGGTGATGTTCGCGTTGTTGAGCAGGTTGGCCCGGCAGGTGGCGTCGCCGTCCAGGTACTCGACCGGGCGGCTCGTGCCGGTGATGCCGACAAACTCTTTGTTCGATGGCGACGCCCAGTAGCCGTACTCGGCATCGGTCCAGGCAAACAGACCCGCCGTCCACGCCGAGCCCGGCGCATCCACCGTCGCACTCTCGATCGTGTCCCAGAACTGCACACCCGGATCGACCAGAAACAGCCGCTTGCTGCCGAAGTTCAAGGCGTAGGCCATGGCGGCCTCATCGGTGGTATTCGGTCCGTCAATGATGGCGATCGCGCGCAACTTGCCGGCCAAGGCATCCATGGCGGTGGCCACGGCTTGCGTCGCTGAATGCCCCGGGGCAATCAACAGTTTGGGCTGGGCGTTGTGTTTGCTCTTGCCGTCCAGCAGCGCCTGAAGGCCGGTACGCTGACCATCGGCAAGCACGCCACCGATGATGGCGGACGTTTGCAGCGCGGCGTCTTCGAGCTTGGGCACGCCGACAGCGACGATTACCGCCTTGGCTCGCACATAGATCGCCGCCGCCGCCCTGGCGATGGCCGAACCCGCCCCGAACGCCGCGATGGCTTCGCGCTCGGAGGTGATCAGCTTCAGTTCGCCGGCCTTGGCCGTACCGCCGCCGAGGATGCCCGGGGTGAAGGTGTCGCACAGACCGATGATCGACGATGACGGCAGCGAAATGGTCCGCGCCCCGGTGTCGAGCAGCGTGGTCGTAACGCCGTGAAAGAAACTCATAAAGGCAATCTCCAGAAACGAGAAAGCCCCGCATAAGCGAGGCTGTGAGGGATGTTGGTGTTACACGTAGCGGAAAAGAAAACGCCCGTCAGTGCGGGGCGTCAGGTGACAATGATTGTCGCGAGCCAGTTCGGCGCTATGGGGCGGCCCGTGCTCTCGGGAAACGCTGAGCCCTCAGGCCAGTCGCGCAACTGCTTGCGGTACACAAGCAACGCAGCAAATTGCTCAGCAGCCAAGGTCGTCGCATCGCCCATGTCTTGCTCATCACGATGCCGAGCGACCAGCCATTCATTGCCCGCCAACTCGCCGTCACGCCAAAAGCGCTCGCCAGCGGCCAAGGCCTCCGCAGAAAGGCCCGCTGGAGGCGAAAAGGTACTGCCGCTAAATGTCCAACCCAGTCCGACAGAAGCCGGGCAGGTCTTCCAGACCCATGACTCGTGATAGCGACCCAAAGGGTCAATGTCCGTTAACTCAATGACGCGACCGCTTTCAATATGTGCCCACATACTCACCACCTTATGCTTACGGAACCCGCCGCACCGGCACCAGAGAAACCGCCGCTGTCCATCCGGCCACCCCCACCACCGCCAGGGCCTTGACCATTTCTGAGCGACGATTGCCCAACACCGGAAGCGTCTACCGTTGCGCCCGCACCACCAGGCCCGCCACCGCCACCAGGGAAGCCATACGATGTCGAATTTGCACGGCCACCGGACTGACCATCGCCCAAGCCATAATTAAGTGTACCGCCCGTGCCGACACCGCTTTTTCCGCCGCCACCACTGGAGTCGCCGCCACCACCTCCAGTGGCTGACATGAAGCTGCCAAACGAGGAACCGCCACCGGCAAGCCCTGGGCTGCCACTCGTACTGTAAGAAACCCCCGCGCCGCCAGCTCCGACCGTGATCGTAATGACCGCGCCCGGCACCAGCGTCACCAAATCCTCAGCGACACCCCCGCCACCACCGCCTGGCCCGAAAATCTGGCTGTTTCGGCCGCTCCCTCCAGCCCCCTTGACGACCACATACCCCTTCGTCACACCAGCCGGAACTGTCCACGAATAGACCCCGGCCACAGACCAGGATAGAAACCCTCGATAGGGAAGATCGGTCAGGGCGGCGCGCGTCGCGTCAGTGGCGTGGACGTGATCGGAGCGTGCCACACGCTTCGATACACCTGGCGCCGCCACGCCGTCAGCCTTCGGGTTATCGTCAGAGGCTTGCCCCAGCACAAACTCGCAGGAAGCAATTTGCGGCGTCCCGGTGTCTTTGGCCGCCGTCGGTGCCTCGGGAACGCCAGTCAGTTTTGGCGATGCCAGCGGCGCAAACCCAAAGGTCACGTTTTGAAAGGTCAGCGCGGTGGTTCCCAGCACAATCGCGGTGTCGGTGATTAACTGCCAGCGCGTATCGGCCAGCGTAGCCCCCTGCTCGACGGACACCAGTAGCGCCGAGGTCACCTCGGTATTGATGTCGGCATCCGGCGCCCGTGCCCAAGCCCCCGCTGCCGCCACATACAGGCCATTGTCCTTGGCCGTGGCCTGGTTCTTCACCAGCACCCGATCACCGGCCACCACTGCAACGCCATCCACCGTCTGAAGACCTGACAGCACTATGTTCGCGGTAGTGGCCGCGCGCACCGATTGTTTGCTGTCGAGCTTGTACAGCTCTTCCAGAATTCTGGAGTCGACGTATTCGCGCGTCGCCAGTACAACACTCGGGTCGATCTTCAACTGAATATTGGCAGTGCCATTGGTGATGATGTGCATCCGCACCACCTGGTTGCGGCCCGATCCCTGGGACAGCAACGGCTTATAGCTGGGAGCCAGGTTGGCCACGGCTGAAAACACACCGTCCTTGTCTTCCAGCGCCAACTCTCGCATCCACCAGCCACCCACATCCGGTGGTAGAACCACCTCGGCGATCAAAATATTGGAGTCCGCCGGTGACACGCGCAGTTGATTGAGCTGGGCGCGATGAACCTGATGGATCAGCGCCGTCTGCGTAGGACTTGGAACTGGATCAGTGCCGTTTGCATCACCGATCAACAAATACTTGGGCTCCCAGGGAATCCCCAGCGCATCGCAGTTGGTTTTCTTCGCCGCCCCTAGAGTCGTGAGCATGCCGCCAAAAATAGTGTTCGTATCAACCATGGGGGTACACGTCCAATTCGTCGAGTATGTAATTGCTGACGCCCTTGTAACCCTGAATCACCACGTCGATATCCGGGTTGCTCCATGGGTAAACATCGATCTCATCGCCGTCATAAACGGCGAAGCCAATGTAAGCGTCGCTATGGGTTTCAAGAATGATGTCCAGCCCTGTCAGGTGCCGACTCACAGGCTTGGCGTCGTCGATGAGGCGTTCAAGCTCCTGATACATTTCCTCAGTGATCCCGGTATCCAGCACGCCGACCTTCAGGGCGAAGGTGCCCGGTACGCCTTGCGGCACCGTGTTGAACCACTCGACGATTTCGATCAGATAGCCCAGGGGCTCGACCACCCGACGCAAAGCGCCGATGGTCCCCTTGTGAGCATGGATGTAGAACGAGGCCTTGATCGCTGCGCGCTTGGTCGCTTCAGGCCACCGGTAATCCCAGCGATCGACTGACCACGCCCATGCCAGATGGGGCAGCAGATGCACCGGGCAGGTATCGGCGTTGTAGAGCGTGCGCAGCGGGACAATCGTGCGCTCGTAAAACGTCGCCTCCAGGGCGCGCTCCAGTTGCGTGCTATTGCTGGGTAGCAGACTCCTCATGTCGCCCCCGCCATCGTCACGCTGTAACCGAAGCAGTAGGCCGCCTGGGCCTTGGTCGGAGCCAGGTCGACCCAGCCGGGCAACTCGACCCGGGAAACGCCGGCAACGTGTAACTGAGCGTCAATCGCCGAGCGCGCCACTTCAACTCCCAATCGCTTGCGCGGGTTGATCCAGGCCGCCAGTCGCTTGATGGCCTCGGCCAAACTGGCATCCCCCTCAGGTCCGGCGCTGCTCATGTGCAAAATGGCGTCGATGCGGTAGCGGATAATCTCCGCGCTCTGCACCGTCACCCAGTCGGCCAGCGGCCGCACATCTTCATCATTCAGCGCGTTGTCCACGACAGCCAGCAGCTCTGGGCCGGCCTCGCCTTCCCCTTCCGAACTCAGCACCGTTACCGTAACGCAGCACGGCGCCGGGCTTTCCGCCGTGGCATCCGCCACCAGCCCCGACGCATTACGCGAATGCAGGATGTAGCTGTTACGCGGGCCGGCCGTGGTCAAGCCCTCAAAGGCCAACTGAATGCGCTCGCGAAACGGGTCGTCCTTTTCCTTGATCTCCGGTACCGGCGGCACCGCCGTCAGATCCTCGGCCTGAATCACCAGACGCTTCAGATTGTAATTGGCCCCCAATTGGTCGAGGTCGCTGCCAATGGCATGGGCCAGTAACAGCGCCTTGGCGCCGTCGTTGACCCGGGCGCGGTTCCCAACCTTGATGTAAGCCCCGACCTCGATCACCTTGGTGACCGGGTCACTTTCCAGCGTCGCGGTCCAGTTGTTACCCATGTAGCCACGAAAAACGCCCAGCCCTTCCTCATAGGTCGCCTCAAAGTCCAGAGGCTCCAGCACATCCGGCGCCGGCAGGGCCGACAGATCCAGCAGACTCATACGCTGACCTCCACAAGAAAGCTGTCACCGAGGTAGTCGCCGGCAATGCTCAGATTGATTTGCCCGCCCAGTACCGACAGCACGCGCACGCGCTCCAGTTTCAGCCGCGGCTCCCAGCGCTCAAGGGCGCGGATGGCTTCCGCCTGCACGGAGCTTTTCCAGCCCTCATTGACGGGCAAGTCCACGTAGGAGCGGACCTTGCTGCCATACTCCGGCCGGTGCCGGCGGCTGCCCAGCAGCGTGCCCAGAACGTCACCCATGGATTGGCGCAGATGCTCGATGCCGGAAATGGGTTGGCCGGTGTGGCGATCCATTCCGATCATCTACATCACTCCTTCAGCGGCTCAAGCTCGGGATGGGCCTTCAGATAGGCGACGGCTTGTTCATCGGAAAC